GAAATCGGAGACATGATTGCAGATCAGTCGTTGCAGGAACAAGGCGTATGGATACCACTGCGGGATGACGCAGAGTTTTTGCTGGCTTACGCTGGCAGAAAAAAATACCGGGACAAGCTCGGCAGACTCAGCGCGCGGGTGCGGCGCATGAACCGTGGCCGCGAACTAACAGCAAGCGAACTAGACCAGATCACGGTCGATACAATGGTAGGCACAGTCGTACTCGACTGGAAAGGGCTAACGCTCGACCAGCGCACATTCGACATGATGCCGCCGGAGCTACGGGCTAAGAACAAGGCCAAGGAAACGTTCGTCTATAACGAGGAAAACGCTAAATGGTGGTTGCTCGTATCAGCCGAATTGCGCGATTATCTGTTCGCCGAAGCCAGTAATATCCTGAATTTTCAGGAGGCCGCGAAGGAGGATGAAGCCGCCAGCACAGCACTGGCGGACACCAAAAGCGGCACTGAAATTCCTGTTGCAACGGGGGAAGGAGTTACAAGCCCTAGCTGACATGGAGGAAGCGGGGATGGACGTACCAGTGCTCCATAACCGACCCGACCACCTTTTGCCGCCGGAATTAAGCCTGCTGCTCACGCATTTTATTTCGCTATCGCGGCAGCGACCGCCCGCATTTGGCGCGATACCCGTGGCGATTCCTATGGCTGAAATGGAATCGTTTCATCGCGTATTTGGCGTTGCCGATTACATGCCGCTGCCAGAGTTTGTCACTTTCATGGTAGAACTGGATACCACGCTCATCGACCACTATGCCAAGATCGAAGAAGCCAAGGAGGGAGCAAAACAGTTAAATGCCCGCTAACACCTATACGCTCACCGTAAACATCAACGCCACTGGGGCGACGCAGGGCGCGAATCAGGTGACGCAGGCGACGCAGCAGATCACCACCGGATTCAATTCCGCCACGCAGGCTGCGTCTGCACTGCTTGTGCAGTTCGGGCCGCTAGGACAAGGCGCGTCATCGCTTTTGTCGCAGTTTGAAAGAGGCACAGGTACGCTCAGGACGTTTGGTGAGAGCGCGGGGGGAGTTGTTCTCGCAGCCGGAGCACTTGCCACAGCATTCTTAGCAGTGGAAGGCGCGATTAAAATTGCGGAAGCTGCATGGAGTCTATTCACGGATTCGCTGGCTCGTGGAATGGACTTGGAAGCGACTGAAGCGCGATTAGCCGCTATGACTGGGAGCACTGAGAAAGCCAGCCAAGCGATGAGGCAGATACAGGAGGACGTCGCTAAAACAGGGGCCGCATTTGGTATTTCGACTGAATCGCTATCACTTTTTTACGAGAAGATGAGCAATCTCGGCAAGTCGATGAGTGATACCACGGCCATCAGCAAGGGGCTTATGGAAGCAGCAGCAGAGACAGGGCTGAACTTCGCTGAACTATCGAACATGTTTCTGCGCGGCGATCAAAGTTTGCAGCGCATGAATGACACATTCGGGTCGCATCAGTACATGCTGCAGCGGTTGTTCCTGATGTTATCCACGACGGGATTGCCAGTGTACAAGCTATTGGCAGAACAGATGAACGTCAGCACGAAAGCGGCGGAGCAACTGGCGCAAATGGGAGAAGTCTCAAGGCAGCAGTTTGATGGTCTTTTTAAGGCACTCGGCGAGCACCAAAAGGCGTTGGAAGCAGAGGAATCCAGCACCAAGGGCGTCATCGCAACGATCATTGAAAACTGGAAACAGTTGCGGGCTGAGTTCGGAAAGCCCATCGACATCGCGTTGAAAGGCATTCTGCAAGATTTATTTCCTGATGAAAACACGTTCAAGATGCTCAAAGAGGCGGCTAAGACATTTGGCGATGAAATGGCTCAAGGCATCACTCATCTGTACGATGCTTGGAAGACGGGTGACTTCGCTCACCTAATCGAACTGGATTTGGAGGTAGCTTTCCTTAAAGCGATAAAGTTCTTTGTCGATAACTTCAGCAAGGCGATGGCGGAGATGCTTGCCAGTTTGGTCGAGAAGCTCGCCACAATCCCGACCCTAGGTGCGGGGTTAAGTGGTACAGACGCCCAAGGACGGAATGTCACGGCAACTGGACTACGTGCATGGGCGGGGCTTCCCACGCCAGCCCCGCAGCAGCAGCAGATGACCAGCTATGAGCAATGGCGCGCGTACAACATCGCGCAGTACGGCTCGCTTCAAGGTGGCTGGATGAATATACAGAGCACTTGGAGTGGAATGCCGGGAGGCAACGCTCCACCGGGGACTGGTTTCGGTGCGCCCGGAGTATCGACACAACAACAGGATGCTCAACTGACAGGCCAACAGAAACTCGTAGCCACTATTGACGAGGAGATTAAAAAACGAGAGGACGAGCGGGCGGCGCTTATTTCGTACTCCGCGGCTTTGGTTCAAAGCAAGATTACTTTTCAAGAGTTTGTAGGCGGTCTAATGCAAGGCATACCGGGATTCGGCGGTGGCCCATTGCCGGGACTTGGCGGCACATGGCCTGCGTCGTTCACTGGCGGCGCGGCACCGGGGGCGACGGCGGCACCGCTGCCAGCGGGTTTTCCAACAGCACTAGCTGGCGGTACTGGCTTGCAGCAGTGGGGTGGCATTTTCGCCGCAGCAGAACAGGCTGCGGGGCTTCCGGCTGGCCTGCTGATGGCTATTGCTCGAACAGAGGACGTCAACCCGTCGTATCTCAATCCGTTAGGTATTTCGCCCGGTGGCGGTGGCCCGACACAGTACGGCGACCTAACGACTGCTATTCAGAACTTGGTTAAACTGACACAGGACATGATGAATCAGTCGGGCCGTTATGGGGAGTTCGCGCGAAGTGTAGCTGCTGGTCAACCGAATATAGCAGCATTGGGCGCGGTCTATTCTCCACCGGGCGCAAGGAACGACATTTTCGGAACGAACGCGACGTGGCCTGCGCAAGTGCAACAATTCTTCGGTCAAGGCGTAGCAGGCCAAACGGCAGCGGTTGCAGCACAGCAACAAGGTCAACTGAATCTCCAGCAACAGGTTGAGCGAGTAACTCAAATGGGCGGCCCCGATATGGCTCAGCTAGATAACCTACTCAAGAGCATCTATGAGACGAGCAAGCAGATTACCGATCAGCACGACAAAGACATCAACGCTTTCGACCAGATCATCGCGGCGGCTAACAAGCTGAAGACGCCCTACCAAGATCAAGTCATATTACTCGACGAAATCAACGACCGAATCCTGAAGCAAACGGCTCAGTGGGTGCTCACGCACGCGCAGATAGAGCAAACACTAAAGCTGTATCAGACAGAGGCGGCTGCCGGACAGTTGAGCGTGACAAACGCTTTCCAAGCGGGCATGACAAAAATGGCCGACGCCGCAGGGACGTTCCAGACGAACTTCATGAATTTCTGGCCTGCTGCCGCGAACGTGGTCGAGACGCAAATGACCGATGCTTTTGTCAGCATCATTAACGGCTCGAAGAACGCAGGCCAAGCATTTCAACAAATGGCACTTCAGATCGTGTCCGCCATCGAGAAGATGGTAATCGAGATGCTGATTTTGAAGCCGCTGATGAACGCATTAGGCGGCGCGTTCGGCATAGGTGTTGGTGGTGCCTCGTCAGCAACGGGTTATGTTCCCGGCGCGGCGTATTATACCTCAGGCCCGATTCAGAGTGCTCAGACAGGTGGACGCATCGGCGGACGGGGAAGTGGCGATGTTGTTCCTTCGATGCTTGAACCGGGCGAATTTGTTATCACTAAAAATGCCGCACAGCGCATCGGTTACGCGAATCTCGAACGCTGGAACAAGATGCAGGGTGGGGGCCAAGTGTTGCGATCAAACGAGTACGGCGTCTTTGTGCGAGGCTACGGTTGGATGAGTTGGAGTACTTTCAACGACCCGACAGGGACGGACATTGAACCGGGCATTCTACCGGGAACACAAGAGACCGGCCCATTCGGGCCGGGAGCGGTTCCGTCCATGCGAAACATTGACTACGGCGGCATACCTACCGAAGGACTAGACCCTACGACGTTCGGGACGACGACAACTACTGGCGCACCGAGCGGTACTGGCGCACCGAGCGGTACGTCAACGCTCACGCCGGAACAGCAAGCGCGCATTGACTATCTCACCCAAACACGCGGCGCGGGCACGACAATCAGCAATAGAGGAATCCCTAACAACTTTCAGGCGAACCTCTATAATCTGCAATGGGGCTTCGGTGGCACTCGATGGGGGCCGTGGATTATGCCAACATCGCCGTTCGCCAATCCGACAGGCACAATGTCCCCATTGGACTACGGAAGTCCCAGTGGCGGTGGCAACGTCGGCAGCACGGGCGAACCGGATACGTGGTATAGCCTGCGCCATGACATAGGCGCGATAACAACCGTCCAGCGTCCTTGGTGGGAGAAGGGATTAGGCGCAAATCCGACATTGCGGCAAATACAGATCGCTTGGGCAGCAGCGGGCAGTCCCGGTGCTGGCGGAACGGGTTTTGGCGGACGCGGCCCACGCAAGCTTCATAGCGGCGGCATTGTAGATTCATGGCACGAGTATCAGTCCGGCGGCACCGTGTCTGCTGGCGAAGGGGTGTTTACGCCAGCGCAGATGGCCGCGCTCTCACCAACAGCGGCTAACGTGAATAACACGAATGTATCAGTCAACGTAGTCAACAACACAGCATCGACTTCTGTGTCGGGCGACAATGGCATGAAACCGTCGGAGGCACGAGAACTGGCGCGCTTAATCACGCTCGTCGTGCAAGGGCAAATCGCCAAGCAAAAGCGCACTGGCGGACAGCTATACTTACCTCACTCAGCAACGTCTTAACATGGATACATTACCGACAGCTTGGTGCCCCTCCATTCAAAGCAACGCGAAACTAACTCCGCGCGTTCTGCGCGCAGTGTTCGGGGATGGGTACACGCAACAGGCCGCTGACGGCATCAATAATATGATGCTGCAGTGGGAGGTCGTATGGGACAATATCCCCTCGACGCCAGACGGCACTGGGCGAGCCGATGCGCAAAGCCTTGACAATTTCTTCCGCGCGCAGGCGGGTTACAAAAAGTTCCAATGGACGATGCCTTCGCCCTATGACCAGATGGGCGCGCTGTACTTTGTCTGTGCGGAATGGAGTTACATTTTCTACGAGGGAACAGTGCGCGGGCTGAGAGCCATGTTCCAGCAGCAACCACCGTGAAATGGCTACCACCCCAGATCAACGGTCGAGATGGCTGGAGCCGGGCGTGCTCATCACGCTCTACGAGCTAGACCTCACCAAAAAAATCTCAGCGTTCACGGGTAATCCCGGAATTGTTTACTATTTTCACGAAGCTGCTTCAGGCACCGACGCGGTGTTCGTTGACGGCTACAGCAACGGCACGACTACGTTCACCTCTGCCACGGCAAACTTTGTAGCGGGAGATCAATGGCTCGTCATCGCGGGTGGTCTCATTCCAGCAGGCACCGTCAAGATAGCATCTGTAGTCAACTCCACCACGGTCACGCTGACGACAGCCGTGCCTAGCGGTGGCCCACAAAGTTTCACGATCAAAGGCCGCAACCTCGCGGCAATCAAGTTTAAGGGCAATACCTACAATCCGTTTCCGCTTCGAGCGGAAGGCTTTGAGTGGAACACACAAGGCACGCAGCCCCGTCCGCGTATGAGCATTACCAACATTGGCGGCATCACCAGTTCGTTATTGCGTGAGTTTGATAATTTCGTTGGCGCGACCCTGACGCAGCGGCATACCTACGCGATTTATCTCGACACTGGTGCAGAACCGGGGCCGCCATACAAAGAGTTCACGCCGTTGATTTTTGTCATCGACCGCAAATCCGGCGAGACGAACACGATATGTTCATTTGATCTCGCCACGGGCATTGACGCTGAAGGGTTGCTTCTACCGCGTCGGCAGGTGTTAGCTACGTCATGTCCGTGGATTTACCGTGGCACGGAATGTGGCTATACAGGCGCGCCAGTGCAAAACAGGCTTGGGAACCCATTCGGAGCATCGTTCCCTGACGGCATCACGTCCAATCCTGCTCCACCGCAGCCCGTGGGCGCGATCAGCAGCGACACCGCGAATTTCGTTAATCTACCAGCACCCAATGGCGATGTAGGGGTGCAGGTCTTTGCGGTCGGTTGGCTGCCTACCAACCCCTTGCCAACGATCATCGCCGTGACCGACAACAAGCACGTCAAATTAAGCGTGCCGGTACTACAGACAGGAAGTGGAGCGACATTTCATCTTTACCGTGGCCCCGGCGGCAACGACTACCAGACGTTCACTGATGGCGTATTCTACAATCTGCCTGCTCCGGCAGGCACAGGGAATCTTCACAGCGCGACAGCCCATTTCGTGTC